AAGGAAAGGCTCGTTAATTCGAGCGTCAGACATTGTATGACCGTAGCAGGTAAAGGTTTTACCCTGAGCGGAGTGTGTATGAACACATTATTCGATTCAAATGTCCGATCAATATCTCAGAGATATTCTTAAAAGTAAGAATCTCAACTAAGCCTATAAACTCGGAGGTCTATTTTATGACCATTGAGCGAACAGAAAGGTTGAACCCTACGTTGAAAGCATCTACAGTCATATGTGGCTCTGTTACTATACAAAAGTTCGACCGGCTATTAGACCGTATTTGTCGTACTTTTGAGTTAGGAGTCTTTGGTGACCGTGAAAACATTCGTTTAGCGAACCCTCTGATAAAACGCCTAAGGAAGACGTTAAAACATGAAGGCCCGCAAGGGCTAACCCGACTTAGTAAGGAACTTTTCCAGTGGTCTTTTCAGACTTATGGTGAAGCTACATACATAGTCCCGTTATATTACACAAGAAAGGACTCTAAAGGTAGACCTATAGTTCTAGCTTCGGTGTTGAGAAGGTACGAAAGATCTAAAGATCCAAGACTTTTTCAGTTCTTGTTGAGTTTGTTATCAATTTATAGAGAGTATCTTGGTTCAGGAAAACCTGATAAGAAGGCCCTATTCGTTATAACTGATTCTAACAATGATTTGCGATCCCGTTTGGACAATAGTTCATCCATGAGGAAAAGCTACATCAAAGCTTCAAAACAGTATTTATCGAAGTATGATACTACTACAGATCTTGGGCAACTTAGAGGCCCTAAACTATTTACAACTTCGTTTGGTCCTCAATCCTGCAAGGGTGTTATCCCTACTGGTGAGTTTCCAACTTTCAATCCTATTACGAAACAACTTGAACATAAGACAACTATTGTGAGGAAAACCTCACTAATGGTTTCTGAAGCTGAAGCTGCTGCCTTGATGAGAGATAAAGACACACTTAAACATTGGTTAAAGTGGTGTAAAATAACTGATCAACAAGACCTTGTCGTTTTAATGAAAGAAAGTGCGAAGAAGTTTAAAGGAAAGGATGTCTTATTGCCTTGCAATCGTATCGGTTTCAAACCGGATAAGGGACTGAAGAACAGACCCTATGCTATGGTGAACTACTGGATCCAACTTAGTTTGGGCGGTTTACATACATGGGCATATAATCTTTTAGAAAAAGACCAATCCAATGAGTGTTTTAACCACCGTAAAGCCTTTCTTAGGTGCGTTAACTCAATAGATAACAGTACACTCCAAGGGTGCTTAGATGAACGAGCAGCGACCGATCTTTTTCCTGATACTCCCATTTCTTGGGTTATCGGTTCTAGATTCGGTCCCGTTGTTGGTGATTCTTGGTTACTTTTGATGCGTTCTTTGTCTTTTAGAGTTAATAACTACGTACCCATTAAATGGGGTTGCGGTCAACCTCTAGGAACAAAAGGTTCCTGGCCTCTTTACAACGTAGCTTCTGAAGTTGTAGATTCTATGCCCCAGATAAGTAAGCTTGGTAGATCTATACCAGTTACTCTTAGAGTTGGTGACGATACTTGATACTTAGGAAAGAAGTGGATTGATGCTATTCGCTCTTGCGCGAAGATCAATTCGGTTCAGACTTTGGTAAAGGTAAAGGCATCCAATCGAAGAGTGCTGTAGAGATTTGCAAACAGTACTTTATTAAGACAGGAGAAGTTACCCCTCTTTCCGCTACTTTATGTGCAGAGGCTTATCGTGAC